GTTAAGCCAGGGAGGGCGGCACTGGATTTCTCCAGGCTACCCTTAATCCTACATTCATACCTTGCTTCTTCAAGTTGTTTTTCATAATACTCGATGGCTGGTATTATGTTACCTAAATCGTCAACAATCTTGTTATAGAAGGTAGACATATATTATTCCCAATCCTCATCATCATCTTCTTCAAGACCGATGTCAAAGTGGCTGACTAATGCCGCTTTCATTACAGAATCAAAAGTGTTTATGTGATCTTCTGCTTCTGAAATGTCCACGTTATCGTCGAAGGTTCTAACGAGTTCTTCAGCGACATGTAGTCGTTCTTTTTTGGGTATGTATGTTTTTATACTATCCCATGTATCATATAAGAGTGCTACTTCAGGACTCATCTGTATACTCCTCTGCTTCTGGTTCAAATGAATCAGGGTCAACATCATCAACAATATCTGTTGCTGATAATGGGTTTTGACCCCATTCATCAATAATTACCTGAAGTTTATCTCCAGTCCAGCCTTTTCTGAACTCTTTGATAACTTCTCCAGTTACAGGTGAGGTGTATTCCAGTTTGTTTCCTGTTTTAATCACAATCTCTTTCTTTTCAAACATCTCCAAGAGGCCACTGTATGGATCCATGCCTGTCTCGTATGGGATTTTGATTTGAACACCCTCAAACGGTTTGCTGTATCGTGACTTCATCACTTTACAGGCCGCTCTGATACCTCTTACTTCTGATACTTTGTTACCATCCTCATCCTCTTTGAGTTTGAGTTTCTTCATAGCAACAACAATACTTGAAGCATATATAAACCCTTGGCCACCACTGATCTTATCATCTGGATCAAACATATCCTGTGATGCATAAGTGTGGTTGGTGGCTATAAGGGCAATTGGAAAAGGTGCAATCTGGTTTACTGTGTTTCTAACCAAGGCTGTTAATGCCTTTGGTTTTCTACCCATGTCACCTTTCATATCACCTTTTTGAAACTGATCTACATCAGTCGGAGTTAGAAGCATACCCAAACTGTCTATAACAAATACCAGTTTAGGTTGCTCTTCGTATGGCAGATCGCCATAGTTTGCTTTATAGTCTTTCATAAACTCTGACACTGCTTTAGCAACATCATCAATCATTGAAACACTAATTCTTAAAAGTTTTTCTGGTGATGTGTCTACATTTAATGCTTGTAGCCATTGTTCATCAAGTGCGTTCTCTGAGTCAAACAACACAACCTGACAGCCCATTTGTTGTGCTGATTTTACAAGGTTACCAGAACAAATAAAACTTTTACCAGAACCGGACTCACCAGCAAACACTGATACCTTACCAAGTGGTATACCTTTATTAAAGTCACCACTAATAAGATAGTTTAGTGTATAGTTTCCTGTACTAATCCAATCCTGTGGATCAAAGAATCCTGCACTAATGCCACTAATTGATTTAGTGATGCCAGTACGGAACTTAGTTAAGTCAAAAGGTTTCTGCATGTTTCCTCCTTAAGACGTTTGTCTGTTTCTGATCATGTTCAGAATGTCATCTGCTGATTTTTTACCAGTGTCTGCTTGTGCAGTTTCAACTGCTGGTGCAGGAGCAGGTGTTGTTTCAGTAACAGGTTCTGTCACAGTTGCTTCTGCTTGTGCAGGAGCAGTTACAGGAGCCACACTCTCTGTTGCAGGTTGTTGTACTGCTGGAGCAGGTTGAGCCGGTGCCACTGTTGATTGTGTGCTTGTTCCTGTGTCAAGTCCATAAGGTTTGAAAAACGTACCCCACCTTGCAGGGTCATATAATTCACCATCTACACTTGCCTGGAACATTTCTGCTATTGCTTGAACACCTTCTGCAGTTGGTTTAGCAGGGAGGAAGTCATTTAAATTAAATAGTCCATTAGAGTCAATTGCCGCAAGTTGTTCTTCAGTAAGAGCACTTTCTTTTCTAGCCCACTTACTTGTAGAGTAGTCTGCGTATTGACCTTTTGTTGTTTTAGTTAATCTAAAATCAGTACCATTAACATAATCTGTTGGAAGGTTTTCCATATCAGGGTCCATTAATGCTGATTTAATAATGTTAAAAATCTGAGGACCAATTACAAATCTTCTAATTGGATTCTCAGGTGTTTCTTCATTAAGAGGATTTTCGTTTACAAAGCCTTGGAAAATGTAACTTCTTTTCTTCCAATACTTTCTTCCCATA